AACTTTTGTTAAGCAGTCTGATTCGACTAAAGCCGACGGTGGCGGGGAGAGAAGTGTGGAGTCACAAAGCATCCTCACCCTGGCATCCTTGTTAGGAGAATGATGGTGACAATGATAAAACACTTCTGGGCGAATGACGGTTGGTGGATGCTTCGGATGGGTGGGGCGGGACCGGCCAATGATGCAGAGTGCGATCACGAAGGGAAGATTATATCGCTGAAGGAGGGCCATGGGGTTATGGGTGACGTGTCCTGTCTGCTACACGAGGTGGCCCATGCTTCTTGCCCGTACTTAACTGAGGATGCGGTGTTGAACCTGGAGGAAGCCCAGATGAACGCCTTACAAGCTTACTTGGATATGCACTCTTTGGAGTTGACCCCCAAGCGGGCGGCTTGGACTGCATTGCCGGTGAAACCAACCACCCCATGACCATAGGGCCAAGAGAGAAGAAACGAAACACGGTTGAATAAGAAACACCCCGATGGGGAGATATGCCGGTACGACGGGAGCCTACATCCCCTAGTGGCCACCCTCCCGCACTATAATAAAGTTCCGACCGATCAAAAGGAACAGGTCGCATTTCGTCTAAAGGTACGACGGGGGGCTGAAGGGAATCCTGTCTTGCAGGAAGAACTTATAAAAGCCTGTACAGCCGACCCGCTGTTCTTTATCAATGTGTTCTGCTATATCTTGGAGCCACGGGAAGGTGAAGACTCCTCTGGCATGATCCCGTTTAATACTTGGGCTCACCAAGACCCCGTCATAGCATCGATAGCACACTATCTTGGGAAGCGTCATGTGGTCGGGGATAAGAGCCGAGCCCAGGGTGCTTCGTGGATTATGGTCGCTCTGTTTGTCTGGATGTTCTTGTTCAGGCCAAACTGCATCCTCGGTCTTGGGTCGAAAGATGAATCTACAGCCGACGATCCAGACAACCCAGAGTCGTTAGGCTGGAAGATCGATTTTATACTGGATATGTTGCCTGAGTGGATGCGACCCGTCTATGACCGGAAGGCATCGAAACACACTTGGAGTAACAAGAGTAATGGTGCCTATATTAAAGCTTATGCCGCTACCGCTGGCATTGGTCGTGGTGGTCGGTATACGGCGTTCTTCCTTGACGAGTCTGCGTTCTTTCCACAGGGGTCTGATAGAGACGCCGTAGCGAACCTTCTTGAAACAACCAACGGGCTCGTGATGTTGTCTACCCCCCACGGTATGGACAACGAGCATTACGATAGGGTTCATTCTGTCGGTCCTTGGCTACGGGTTATTTTAGATTGGAAGGACAACCCACTACAGAACGGGGGGTTATACCAGTCGGTGAACGGTCGGCTTCAGGTGTTGGATAAGGACTATGACTTTCCCGACGATTATGAGTTCCTGCTCGACGGTAGAATCCGTTCTCCGTGGTACGACGACAAGTGTGCCGCCCACAACCACAACATGTTGTACATCTCTCAGGAGCTTGACCGAGAATATTCTGGCAGTAAAGGGCGACCGTTCAGTAAGCAGATATTGGATCGGGCCAGGGATTTGTGTAGAACGCCAATCCACACCGGTATGATATTTCACCAAGATGGAGAGCCGTGGTATCTCCCCGGTGTCTCGTGGGTAGAGGGTGATGGGTATAAGTTCGATCTATGGTTGCCGCTCGACGAAGAAGGGTTCATGCCCAGCGGCGATTATGTTATTGGTATGGACTTGTCTACCGGCACCGCTGGTGAGACATCATCGAACTCGGTGATGTCAATATTTTCTCGTAAGACACGAGAACAGGTTGCAGAACTGGCGATCAACACAATACCGCCGACAGAGTTCGCACAGTTGGCTGTGGCGACGGCCTATTGGCTGGGACGGGGTTTCCCCCATACACACCTGATTTGGGAGAAGCAGGGTCCGGGCGTAGCTTTCACTTCGGAGATGATTCGGTTGGGTTACCCAAACGTGTTCTATCAAAGGGAGGGTGAGGAGCTACGGAAATACGCGAAACGGAGTGACAGACCGGGGTATTTCAACTCGAACAGAATGACTTTGTTGTCCCCGCTTATCCAATCCATGACAAACATGGATGTGACGTTTAGAAGTGCTGCGTTGGTCGAAGAGTGTGAGCAGTATGTGTTCGATGGGGTGAGTGGTAAACCCCATCACCCACGGAGTAAGACTGCCCGAGACGGGTCGGCCAGAGGTGAGAACCACGGTGACCGAGCTATCGCTGCCGCCTTGGCGGTTCGGTGCCTAGGGAACCGAACGATAGAGAGAAGGTTCGATTCTAACCCTAGAGTAAAGACCCAGAAGTACACCATCCCTTGGCAAATGGAGCAGCAAAAACAGGAGCAAAGGGGTAGGCGGAAGCACTGTAAGTGGTGATTTTGCTTGACAGGGGTGTGGTGTTTGACTATACTGCGGTTTGCCGCTACCGGTCTAGGTAGCTATTTCCGCGACCCTCCGAGGTAGTCAATGAGCCGAAACCGAGCAGGGAAGCTCGAACGCTTAGCACAAGCGGTCGAACACCACTACAGGAAGCTAAAGGTTCTTCGGGATAGACGCGAGCAGTTCCTGTCTGCCGCAGCGGGGTCTCTATACCCCCATGCGGACAAAGCGGATTCGATGAATGACATCCTCAACCTGATGCGTCAGGCTGCGGAGGCTCAGACTCTTTCACTGGCCGCTAACCGCCCGAGGATCTTAGCTACGGCTACGACCGTCGAGCGTCAGGCGTTCGCCGAGCATTATCAAAACGCCCTCAACGCATACATCAAAACGATGCGGGTTGAGGAGGCTCTTCAGGAATGTGCTAGGAACGCCTTCTACTCCCTTGGCATTGCCAAAGTTTACATGGCGGAGGCCACTGCCGTAGAAATCGAAGCGGATGAGTGGATGGACCCTGGCAAGCCTTTCATCCAGTCGATATCCCCTGATCACTTCTGCTACGATACGGACGCTACGGACTTTAGACATTGTTCGTTTTTAGCGGATCGGTATCGAGTTCGCTTCGAGGATGTGTTAGAGGATACACGATTCCCAGCGAAGGTTCGCAAAAGCCTTCGCGAACGGGGGCCACAACGGCTCGACAATAGTGCCGAGCAAGAGTGGGGAGAACCTTTGGGTGACGGGGGTTTCGACCCATCGCAGTTTGAAGAGTTCGTTTATCTATGCGATGCGTTCCTTCCGAAAGACGGGGTTATCATCACATACATATGCGATGAACAGTTTCGGTTCATATCCGAACCCCTGGCTGAGCTGGAGTGGGATGGGTCGGAAATGGGGCCTTATAGAATCTTGAACCTAGGGCCGGTTCCCGACAAAACAACCCCATCTTCGCCTGCTCAGAATCTGCTGCTTCAGCACAACTTGGTCAACTCGCTTTATCGTAAGCTCGAAGAGCAGGCGATACGGCAGAAGATCTTGACTCTTGGCGGGGTGGAAGACGAGGGGGATCTCACGAAGGTAAGAGATGCTGGGGACGGGGAGTTCGTTACGTTGAACAACCCACAAGCCGTAGATCAATTGCGGCTAGATGGCCCAGACCAACCGGTGTTCGGTTTTGCTTTGAATGCGATGGAGCAATTCTCGAAGCAGGCGGGTAACCTCGACCATAAGTTGGGTTTGTCTGCAACGGCAGACACAGCGACTCAACAAAGTATGATCGGCCAGAACGTGAGTCGCATGGAAGCGTTCTACCAGGGCCAATTTGTTAGTTTTGTTCGAGAGGTTATTCAAGAGTTGGGTCGGTTGTTGTTCGCTGATGCGACGACCCACATACCGATGGTCAAACAAGTCCCCGGTACTGACTTCGTAGTGGACGCCCCTTGGATGGGGGCGGTACACGAGGGTGCCCGACTAGGTGAGTTTAGGGACTACGACTTAGACATCGAACCGCAATCAATGCCTTACAGATCGGCGGTTGATCGGCTACGAGAGATCGACGCTCAGGTTCAGATGTTGGTCCCGCTGGTGCCTCTTATGGTGCAGCAGGGGAAGATGATAAACTTGGATTGGTGGCTCAAGACAAGAGCAAAATATAGTGACATTCCTGAGATGCAGCAGTTGGTTATGGACATCCCCCCACCCCAACCGGGTCAAGAAGGTCCGGGCGGGTCGCACGAACGAACCCTCGCTGGCGGACAAGGTGGGGAATACATTCACAGAAACGTAAGTGAAGGTGGACAAGCAGGGCCAGACCCGATGCAGTTAATGTCCGCACCACAAGGAGGTGAGTAATGCCTGAATCTATTAGTGAGAAGAAACCTTGGAAGAGCCGATCTATTGGTTGTCATCCAAGTGACGTTAAAGCACACAACGAAGAGTTGAAAAGAAAAGGTGTACAGAACGCACACATTGGCCCAGACGGTCATGCTGTTGCGCATAGCCGGAAGGGTCGTAACGAACTACTCAAGGCATACGGGATGATTGATCGTGACGGGGGTTACGGCGACTATACCGGACGCTAAGAGGGATAACGGAGGAAAAGAACAATGGCAAAAGATTTCGCAGACGATACTAAAATCCCAGTAGAAGACGAACCGCAAACCGACGAGGATTTGGGTGGGTTAGCGTCTTTACTCCCTGGCAATGAGAAGTCTGAAGAGTCGGAAGAGGGGGACGCCGAGGAAGGGGTTGAGGAAGGGGTTGAGGAACAACCAGAGACAGACGAAACAGGGGATGAGACCGAAAAGGTCGCCGAGAAGCCAACTGAACATATTCCGGCGATAGCCGATGGGCCATCACAAGCAATGATGGCGGTAGCGGAGCAGGCGGGTTTGCCCTCGCAGCTTGTCGCTATAGCACGCGATGACCAACAGGTCCAAGACATGATGGATCTCGCGAAATCAAACCGGCAAGAGCCCGCAGCTCAAGAGGAGTTCGGTGTCTCTTTACCCGAAGACGAGTTCCCAAAGGACGATCCTGTCCGACAGGAGTTCGATAAGTTTAAGGATAAGTTTAGCGAATTGAGCAGTCAGCTTGCTGACGCCAATGCGAGGGTGCGTGCCTTCGAGGAAAAACAGGGCTCTGTTGAACACGAGCAATTTGTCGCTCTACAACAAGAGTTCGAC